CCCCCGCAACCACAGCTAGTGCATTGGTAGAGTCTAAATCCTTCTGGCAGATCCTCAGAGTCAAGCCATAAGAACTCAGTATTACGCTTACATCCATTGCACTTAAACTGCGTGTAATTAGTCACGATTTATCAACTCATGACATCTAAAACATGTGCCATCTCTAAAGACTCGATCATCTTCACAGACTTCACACTTGATTACTGTTGGCTCCAGGTGTACTCCATTATCATCCATTACGACTTGCACACCTTTACCATTAATAAATGCTATGTAGCCCATAGTCACTCCTTATCCTTTGGAAAATACCAAGCACCTGTACTGGTTTGTTTAGCCCAGATAGCATGCTCTTTAATGTTATCTAAACAGATATAACCATAGAAAGGTTTTTTAGTTGTCTTGCTTAAACCCTTCTTTAATGCCATTCCCTTAGCGCAGCCACATTCAGGCGGTGGATTAGGTGCTTCTGGCACAGCTGTAGTCCAATCACTATCGCCCCATTGCACTGGATCTTCTAGTTTGTTTTCTACAGTAAAGGATTCTGATTTAGCGTTTACTAAAGCCATTTCTTCTCGGCTTGGTCGCTTACCTTTAGCTGAGAAACCTGCGTTTGCAAGCGCCCTACCAATCGCACTTGTTTCCGCATTAGGTAAAGCGAAGTTTGCGTTAACACCCCGATCACTAATAGTCTCCATCGCAATCCCCGTAGCACACGCTTTGAGATCGGCTTCTGTCTTGAAGACTCTAGCGATAACAATGAATCTGTTTGCACTAGCTTCAAGTAATTCTGTTTCGATTCTTCCATCACTGTACATCCCCCAAAACGTATGTAGTCGGCTATCAACTGTTTCATAATTGCTTAAATCAAACGCCATAATTAATGCTCCCATTCAAAGTCTTTATCCTGCATGTATTCATGACAGGTTTTTGATATGGCAATATACGCAAGTGCGTCTTTGTAGTGATCGTCAAGCTCTGGACTTTCCACGCTTCGACTAATTTTGAGCAGTGCCATACAGCCTGCCACTTGATTTGATGTGATCGGGAAATTGAGATACGCAGACCATAATTTGGCAATTCGATCCATCTGGATTGCTGGGTGGCCGTAATGCATCCCTCTGTCGTGTATAAGTGTGACCGCATCTGCAAACAGTTTCTCAGTGTTTGTCATAATCAAACACAGCTCTAGATCTTAGTTTCTCAATCTTCTGATTATGCTCAATAGATGCTTTCCAGCCAGCTGATCTACCGACCCAGTAGCCACGATCAAACGCTCTACTTTGTATCTTCCAATAAGCCAGTACCAACACTGCTAAACCTAGCATGATCATAAAAAATATCAGACCATCCTGTCTAGCTTCTAGCCATATGTTATTCATTTGTAGCCCTACTTTCTATGCTCACGCTTTGTGGCATGTCAATAGTGTGACACTTGTGTATGACTTTGTGGATGATTTAAGGCTTAATTTTGATAACGATTTGATAACGTTATTTGTAGAGTTTGCCCTCGAATATAAAACTGCCATCTGCATTGATAGGTATAGTTATTACCTGAACCTTACGCTCATGCACGTATGCTACTGCGATCCCTTGCTGCCAATTTGCATAGCCCTTCGTGTAGGCCATGCCTGAACTGCTTAAATCTACTAAATTACCAACCTCAACACCCCATACAGTACGCCCTAATTGCCCTCTAGAAGCCTCTGTAAAAGCGGATACCCCTAGTCTATGGGTGTGTCCACAGACAACGCTCTTACCTAGCCTTCTAGCCCCGTTTAAGGCTGTTTGCCCAGGCACTTGGCTAAGAGGGAAAGCATCTCCATGAACGGCTGTCCAGCCTGGCGCCCAGTCAAGCCCAAAAGGACTGAATTTGATTCCGAGCTTGTCATATCCCATAAAACGCTCATACTGCATTTCTGGTAAGTTGAGGAATGATGGTAGTCGTTTTTTGATTGATCGGTAAAGTCTGATTCCATGATTACTTCCTAATACATCTGTTACGCCTAAGTATGTTAGGACTTCTTGTGTTTGTTTTCTATCGTCATTTATGTTGCCAACCATCTCATCAATGGTGCCAGCATTAAAACCACCTAGCTGTGGTAAATCAATCTCATCACCAATGCATATAGTCCTATGTGGATTCCACTTGGCTAAAAAGCGGCCAACAGATTTAACAGATTTCTCATTAAAAAAAGGTACTTGCAGGTCAGACACAAACGCTATGCGCTTAATCGTCATCCTCATCTGGAGTAGGAATAGAAGGGATAATGCCGTCTTCTCCCACTACCCAATCGGGCATGGAAGATGGACTATCCATTAAATAGAGAGCAACTGACTCATCAAATCCAGCCTTGCGTGCAGCTCTAAACATTTCATGTTTGGCAATATAAAACACTTCTAACTTAGTTAATGGCTCTGGTGATTTACGCACCCTGCGCCGATTAATCTTTTTGCGTTTACGTGTAGTTGCCATATTGCTATTGTCGCTTATTCATGATAAGGAATAGATCATCGACACGCTGTTCTAATCTAGTTAATTGATCTTTCATGCTAGAGCCACCATTAGGTCGTAACTCATTTAGCCAACCTTTAACTAAAAAACGTAATCCTATTAGCACGCCTGATAGCACGGCCATAACGCCAGCGCCAAAGCCAGCCCATTCTGTTGGACTCATTTTTCATTAGCACCGACACCATAAGCTGTATCGGATTTATCTAAAGCCCTAGCTGCTGGACCAGCTAATGCTGCAACTACTACAGACAGTGCTGGATCTAAACCTAATTCATTACTTGCTAAAAATGTTAAAAAAGATACTAATACCCCACGTGCGTAGGACTTTAGTATTGCTTTTTGCTTCTTGGTTATTTTCATATTTTGCCCCCTAGTAGTGGTATATCGAATGGCCTATCGTCTTTATCGCCTAACTTTGTAAAGCTAATATGAATGTGCCGCTTATGTGGGTTTATGCCACGATACCTACGCCACTTAAATCCCATAATCCTTGAAGCTATAAAGCCATTATGGATTACGTAAGATATGCGCTTATCGGTTTTAGCACAGACCCTGATCTGGTCAGCCAGATATATCGAGAGCTGCTCGGATGTATCCAGACGAGAATCAATATCAATGGCTCGGACGACCCCAGATTTGTCTGGATTATGATCCGATTTGCTGGCGGAATGACGAGCATCACCAATCCACCCATCACTGGTAGTGCGGCGATCTGGATACCAGGTATCAATTTGATCTCTTAACTGCTCAGCAGCTTTACTTAGCCAAGGGTTCAAAATTCACCTCAGGCAATATCCATCTACATTTATCTTCATCAAATCCAATAGCATTATCTGGTTCAGGCGATATAAATGCATCACGTTCTGCATCATAAGTGTAACCAATGCCAGCATAATTCTTTCTTATATTGCCATTGTAAGATGTGCGCCTACAAGTTTGACCTCTAAAATTACCATACCAAGTTTCAGGATCTAATCCTTCTATTAATTCAGTTTCATCAATACCTACTATAACTTCGGTAACAATGTTATTTTCATCTAAGAAAGCGTAGTGTGCCATTATGCAAAACTCACATTCCCAGTACCTGCTGTAACTGTTGTAATTTTATATGCTCCATTTGTAGCAGTGGAAAGAGTTAAACCACCACCAGGATTGCTAATTGTAAAAGTGCCTGGGTATCTTAAAATAACAACACCTGAACCACCATTACCACCTTTATAGGTAGGCGTGTTACTACCACTACCACCGCCACCGCCACCAGTATTAGCAGTTCCATTTACTCCACTAGTTTGATTTCCACCAGCACCGCCACCACCAGCGCCACCTGCGCCAGCTGTAGTTCCTAATGCTGTATAACCTTGACCACCACCACCACCTGCATAAGTTGTTAATGAGCCAGTTATTGATGTTGCAACTCCAGTACCGCCATCACCGCCTTTTGTATTTGAAGCGTTTTGACCTACTGCACCAGCACCGCCACCAGCACCTGCGGAATAATCTAGTGAACCAGCACCTGTACCACCTGCGTAACCTTGATTAGCAGTTCCAGAGCCACCAGCATAGAAAGTAGAGGAGCCACCACGACCTCCACCGCCAGAACCACCATTTCCACCAGCAGTCTGGAATGTTCCACCACCGCCACCACCAATTGCAGTTTGTGAAAATGCAGTGCTGTTTGTGCCATTGTTACCATTAGCGTTTGCCCCACCAGTTAAAGTACCTGCG